AAATGTCTTTCCAGTGACATCCATTAGGAAGTCATTATGGAATACTACATCACCATCTACATCTAACTCAGCATTAAGTGTTGTATTAGCATCTACATCTAGTGTGCTATTGAATGTTACAGCGTCATCAACGTTAAGTGTTCCTTTGATATCTGTGTTACCACTTGTATTGATGACTTTAAACTTATAGTTGTTGCCACCATCTCTAACTGAGAAGTTTGCATCAATAGCAGTTACACCATTAATACCAACACTACCATCTACATTTAGTGTGCCGTCAATTACTGTATCACCATTATCATAATCTACAGTAAACTTATCTACTCCAGCACCAGTCTGTATATTAAATGACTTATTATCTGCTTTTAATAGGAAGTTATTATTAATCTCGGACTGTCCTGCAGTAGTAACAGTTCCACCAATATGAACATTCTCAGAGAAACCTGCACCACCTGTTACGACAAGAGTACCTGAAGTGGTGGACGTGGATCCTGTGTTAGTGGTAAGCCTGAGGTTACCAGCGATAAGAGGAGAGTCTGTGCCAGCGAATACTTCAGAGGTGTTAGTGGCAGAGTCGATAAACCTATATCCACCAGTGCCAGACCATAAATTAGCGTCTGCATAGTCCTCATCCCATCCAAAGAAACCTATCTTAGCAGATCCATCATAGTATCTGAACTCAATACCACGGTCTTTATTATCATCTGAACCTGGAGCAGTATCACCACCCAGTGTAAAGATAGGATCATCAATTGTTACAACAGTTGAATTGACTGTAGTTGTTGTACCATCTACCTGTAGATCTCCACGGACTTGGACTAGACCTGAGACAGCATCGTCATCATTAGGGTCTAATACTAGAGTAGCATTAGTACTACTTAAAGTATTATCTTGGAATTGGAATCCTTCTACATTAACTCTATTACTTACATTAGTAGCAGAGATTGTAATGTCATTATCTGCAGTAATGTTTAAAGCTGCAGTACCACCACCAGCATTTGTGATAGCAATATCAAATGTACGTGCAGATCCAGAGTTCTGAGTTGACTGGAATGTTAAGTTACCATCTCCAGTCTTGTCTAGAGTTTGGTTAACCCCTCCGTCGAGGGTAATGTCCGCATCACTGAAATAAAGTCTCGCGTTAATATCAACCTCTCCAGCACCACCATCACCCGTATTATTTGCCCCAAACAGTAGATTACCACTGGTGTCATTAACTTTAACATAATTAAGATAGTTGAAACCTCTGTAACCAGTACTAGCATCTAGTTCCTGGTCTAATTCAAAGTCTTCCTTGGTGTTACCATCTGCAAAGGAAACTCTATTGTTTTGAAGTTGAGTGTTATCAACACCCATTAATGCAATACCTACGTGTCCGTTAGCATCAACATCAAAATCTTCTTGTGCAAAGGATGCTAATCCTTTCTGTTCTACAGCAACGTTATTGCAGAATCTCCAACTGCCTACGGTACCACTGGTATGAGATGGTTCTCCACCACCAGCAGCGATGTCAGCAATTGCTTGATATACTTTACCGTTTGCTTCTAATATATCATATCTATTATATGTCGTACCAGCACCATAAGTATCGTACTTAGAACCTTCTGTTGCTGTGGCAATAGGTACGTTAGTTGCTGTAGTAATTCTTCCGTATCTGTCTACACTAAACTTAGTAGCGTTAACAGTTTCTGTACCATATGGTTCACCGTTTGAACCACCTGCAGCTACAGATGTTAATGATTCTGTATTATAGTTACCAACAACAACTGCTGTGTCAGCAAGATCAATAAATGGGTTTGATGTAGCACCGTCAGCATCAGTAAATATAACTCTACCAGCACCACCAGTTAGATTTCTAGTTACAATTTGACCTGCAGCTTGTCTAGCAAGAAGACCAAATGTGGTCATTCCAGCAAGAGAAGTTAGATCAGTATCTAATGGCTGTGCGTCAATAATACCATATTCAGATAATGTAGCAGCAAGAGATGCACCAACTACCCTACCTCTTGAGTCAACCGTAACCATCGAATAGTTAGCAGTTGCATCAGGATCATTAGGATTATAATGAGGTAATGATGGTACCAGTTCTAAGTTAGTAGCAAGGTTTAAGTTAGCAGAACCATCAAACGATCCTGAACCTGTAATAGAACCAGTTAATTGAATTTGGCGAGCGTTGGCAAGACGTGTCGCAGTAGAGGCATTACCAATTAATGTAGCAGATATTGCACCAGCTTCGAAGTTACCGTCAGCGTCTCTCTTTACAAGTGTATTAGCAGCGTTTGATTCTGTCTCCAAAGGTCGCTCATATTTTAATGAGTTCCAAGGGGTTACTCCATCACCAATTTTGATACGTGACGTATCTATCTCAATTCCAAGTTCTCCTTGGGCTAGTATAGGGTTAATGTTTGCCCACTGCTGAGCACCATCACGCCTTAATTGAATTCTATTTGCCATTGTTTATACTTTGAACCGTACGGATGGGTAGTAGCCTCTGAGATATTTATAACCGTAAAAAAGGGACTTCGTAGAGTCCCCTTTGATTATTCTGTTGTTTCTTCTTGAGTTACAGGTTCAGGAGACTCTTTTTGCTTAAGATAATTTAAGGTCTCCATTGCACCTTGCAACTTTAACATCTGTTGTTCGTTTTCTCGAACCTTATTTGCAAGTTGACCATTCTCTTCTCGGAAGGCATTAAACCTATCGGTGAAATCCTTCAATAAATCCTCTTGGGACATAAATTCACTATCGGTTGCTGGCATAATTAGACTCCATCATTTGTTTTAGTAAAGACTTGATCTCAGTCATTTCAGATTTTAGCACATCTAGATCACTTTTCATAGTGTCGATACGCATTTCCTTTTTAGCTCTCGCTTTTTTCAAGAGACCAGTTGGGCTGTCTTTAGTATTTAGTACCGCTTGAGAATGGGTATCCCGAACCCATTCGGGGTGCCCTTCAACAAACTGAAATTTAGGTTTCGTCATATTCAGGAGCAAGAAAGGATTTATAATCGAGCTGCTCAGTGAGGAAGGCTATTTCCTCCTTCAGCTCTTTCTTTTCTTTTTCTAAGGTGGAGATTTCTTCTTGGTAGATGATAATCATATCTTGAAGTTTAGAATTTTCCAGCTCTAAGTCCCAGTCCATAACGAGACGGAACCCCTTGCACTAAAAGGGTTAAGTCTCAATTATTTATAGATCGGAGAGTGCAATCACTCTCAAGTTCTTAACTATAGGAACGAAAGATTGGTTGGAAGAACTAAGTAAGATCTTAACCTGAGCTATTGTAAACTCTGGTGTATCTAAAGAATATTCGAAGTCTCTATATAAAAGATCTTCGGTCTTCTGTATACTCTTATCTTCTAAACCATTACCATTGAAGTATGTAAAACCTATTTCATCTACAGAGAGTGTAGTTCCGATAGGTACTATCTTATACATTACACGAATCTCAGTAGCAGGATGCCTCCAAGCTTCGAAACGTACCTTCAATGAGTTTGCTGGATTGAGCAAGTTAATAAGTTTGGTAATGTAGACTGCATCAGTCTTATCACCAGTATTCTTCTCAGCATCATTCTCACCAATTCCAAGGTTATTAACCCTGTTCATAGTGGTGATTAGAGAACAACGGTCTGTATCAATAACAGGAGAAATACTCTTGTTAGTGGTTGTTAAAAGCATCTGAACGTTCAGAGACTTAGAACCAGACAGTCTAGCGTCCTCGTTTACTTGAGAGCATACCAATTTAGGAGAATCAAAATAATTATCCTCATTGGCAATCATATCATAATATACACCATCATTAATAAATGATGCCTCGTCAAGATTAGATCCATTTCTAATTGAGGTACCACTAACAATATTAATTCTAGGATCAATAGTTGTTTCAGGATACACTGTCATTTGAAGTTGTGGATACACCTGATCGATCTGTACGTTCTGTGTAGCAGTTACATTACTACCACCAGTTGTAATACCAGATGTAGATACAGATGTTACAGCTAATTTATAGGAGTCTATAGTTGGAGCTCCAATTGCAGTGTGCAATTTGTTAATCTCCGTTAATGGAATACCATCTAAGTTATAACATTCAATAATACTAGATGAACTATGTGCCAAAGCAGCAGTTCCACCTAATCCTCTTGAACCTGAAGGTAGAGTTATGATCTTACCGTCAGCAGAGATAGCACTATACTCACAGATCTCCCAATGCTGTGTTGGAATCTCAGGATCCCTAATAATAATAAAACCTTTGTTTGATGATCCAATTACTTCACCATTAATAATGGTATGGAAAGCAGCTGCATCAGCAACGTGAAGGGAGAATGTACTAGACACACCATCCGTGGCAGTAATACCATTGGTATGATATGCAGAGTCAATTACTGTTGGTGAGACTTCAGAAACAACTCCTTCTAACTTAACTGAGTTAGAAACATCGTGCATACAATGGTTTGCGTGACGTACTGTAATTTCTGTTGCCTTATTGTAGTAAGAAATTGGAGCAGAAGGATACCTATTAATATCATCGCCACCAGCAACAACACCACTGGAAGCGATGGTACCCGATGCAACGGTTACTGAATCTACAACTTGTGTGATTGGATCTGCGTCAGCGAATGTACCAGTTACAGACTTGATAGTTACCTTAGAGGTACCAGCATCCCAAGCAGTAACGGTACCAGATGCACCAGATCCATTAGTAATTTGTTCAGCTAACTGGAATGTACCAGATACACCAGTTAACGTAATCTCAGCAGTTGATCTAGAAGATACCAAACGATAAATGTATGTTGAACCTGATGAAACACCTTGACGGAATGCTCCGACTAGATCATCAAGAATCAAATATGCATTAGATGAACCAGATACACCCTGTACAACCTCTCTGACAATAGCAGATGGTGCAGGTGAAGTATCAGTCTGTGTAAGTTCAGCACCGATAGTGAAGTTAGCTAAGTGATTATCAAGGATAACCTTAACTTCTGGTTTAGTAGTCTCAACTGGATTGAGTCTTAATGGAGCAATACCACCATTACCAATTGCTAGTTCAGCATTATTGAACCACGCTGTACCAGTCTGGTTTGGTGTAAACTCCGCTTTATATAATATAAACTTAAGGTCTTCATACTGGTCAGCAGTCCAAGTAGATGCGTTCTGTGACTTGAATAGTACACCAGCATAAGGCTGTTCAGATATGGTTCTATCACTGGTTACATCGTCTTCACCCATTCGAGAGATCCAAAGCTTATACTCGTTGGAGTCAGATAGAACAACAACGCAATAATCACGATTCTCTGTAGTATAAACTGGAGAAGGGAAGGTAAACTTCGTAGGAATTGTACCATTTTCTGATAGATTTATTTGGCTAGGAAGTAGAGTAACGTCAGAGAAAGCAAGAACTTTAGTGGTAGGATAACCATTAGCCATTTCCCTAACCTGTACCGAGACAGGAATTCTTTCATCTCTTGTTCTGAAGTAAAGGTCTACTGATGTTATGAATGCACCACCCTTAGATTCAACCAAGAATGATTGTGCAAGAGGGTCATACCAACCTGTGTCTCTAACACTGGTTGTTGTAGCATTAACAACTCTATCCTGAGTTACTGTATCTCTTACAATATCTGCATTTCTAACTGCAAGGATGGTCTGTTGCTTGGTCTCGATAACTCCAGATGCAACATAATTGTGTTGTGCAGCAGAATCAACTTCACCAGGTACTCTAGAGTCAGTAGCAGAAGTGGTAATACGTACAACACGAGTACCAGTTGCAAATCTTGGGTTAGTAGATACAGCAGGATTAGGAATCCAGATAATACCATCAAGGTTACCATTAGTATCTGATATCAAACGCTTAGGTTTAACAACAGAACGAGCACCAGAGGTAGAACCAACTAGGATCTCACCCTCTAATGGGTTACCATAATATGCACCAGCAACTGTCTCAGACATTGTTTGTATATCAATGTTGAGTAATGGTGTAGTAGATGCATAAGATGTTGGTAGATCTGAAGTATCGTATGGTGATTTACCATCATCAAATCCTGTCTCAGGACTGATCAACTTCAATCTACATCCAGATGTCTGTCCAACAACTGTCTCTCCAACAACATAAGGAGTATCATTTGTTCTAATATCCTCGACAGTATTCTTAATAACCTCAATCAACTTAGGAGTTGTATAGAAGTTAATATTAACGTTATCAATAAATGCGTAGAACCTAGTATTAGGCTTCAAACGCTGAATCTTATATGCAATATTTCTTGAACGTACAAATGGTACTACTGTTCTTTCAATAGTTCTATCACCTAATGACTGTCTGTCAATACGTGGTGTAACACGAGTCCTTAAACCAGAACGTACTTGTGAACTTGTAGTTCTTGTAGTTGTAGTATGAATCCATCTGATTCCTGGTCCTCTAAAGAACTGAGAGTTAGTTGAAGATGTAGAAGCAGACCACTGTGTCCTCCAAGAGTTCCACTGTGTAGGAACAAGACCTGTGTTAACATCTCCACCAAGACGTTGAATCTGTGCGTTGAAGTCACCTTCTATATTAACAACACGATCTCCTGCACGTCTTGTATCAATCCAGTCATCTGATGATGGATATAAATCAAGTCTACCAATATAAGCAAACACGTTGAATGGGTTTACATTCTCAACACGTGATGCATATGGTTGTTTAATAAAGACAGTTTCAGTATATGGAAGTAATATTGTACCTGTTTCAGTTAAGGTTACACCAGAAGAACCAGCAGCATTATATTTTAAAGATACGTTAGTAGTATAATGAGAAGGACGTAGTGTACCTTCCTTAAAGTCTAATGCAGCAGAGAAATCTTCGTGTGTCTTTGCTGTAGAGTCGAAAGAAGTAAAGTTGTCAACTAAGAAACCATTCTTAAATTTATCGAAACCATCAGCATCCTTAATAGGTAATGATGATGTTTCTAACTCAAGCATTGACAGTGAGGTATAAAACTCTAATTGGTCAACACGTTTTTCAATAGCACCGATATCACGCATAGTGAATCGTCTATTATTCTCTCTAGAAATAGCAACATCTTCAGGACCATATCCATATGGTTTGTGAACCATCGTTGCTAGTAACATAGCATTATCAATATTTGCTGGAAGTTCACCAGCTTCACCAGATATACCCTTAACGATCTTAAATGTTTGCTGATCAGTTAGGAATAGTTTATCTGTACGTCCAAGATAGAAATCATAGTCACAACGGAAGTCAGACTCTGGCTTAGGAATGTCAATAATAGTAGCGTTATTTGCAACACCACCTGACGCAAATCCCCTATCTTTAAAGTCTAAGGATGCACAGTTAACAAAGTAAGGTGCTGTTACAGTACCTGAACCAGATAGTACAGGTGTTACAGCAGGTCTAAAGTCAAGAACATCTCTTAATTGCTTAGTCTCACCATCCTGTGTGAATGATGGGATCTTATCATAATCAATACCAATGTAAGATTCAGAAGCAAAGTAGTCACCAGTTGTTTCGTGAACGAATCTATCAAATACAATCATCAATTTCCTTAGAGGTTTGGTTGATGATGCATATCTAATTAGTTTACCAATATCATAATAGTGACCTTGCTGGTTAGAATCAAGGAAGAATGATGGAGTAATATTCTTACTACCATTAACAATAGATCCTTCAGCATCATTAACAATACCAGTTAATGTTGCATCGTTAGCATCAAAACCACGTACACTCTCACCTAAGAGGAAGAACTGATCGTTCTCATATACGTAATGACAGACATACGAAACAGGGTTAAAGTTGATAACACGAGCTTTTGCTTTGGATGTAAGTCCCTCAATGATAGTTCCTTTTTTAAAGATTGTTGCGTCCTGGAATGTTGCATTAGGAATCTGTGCAGCATTATCATCGAGTGACTCGTAGACGGCGTGTACTTTGTAGACATCAGTAGCTCCCAATGAAATTTCTTCGTCTTCAATACGGGTACCATAAAGTGAACCGTATGACAGACCATATTTCTGAGCATCAGAAGAAATAGCGGTTCTCTCAACCTTCATTACTTCCATCTCAGTAGCATTCTTTAACTTCTTCTCTGCCTGGTTCTTGGAAACAGATGTATGTAAACGACAAGAAGTGATACCTGTCAAACCTGTAACCGTTAGAGAGGTTCTAGGTGTACCAGTAGTGTTAAATGTTAAGTTAGGTTCTATATCAATAGTTGTACCAGTAGCAACAGATCCTCCAAGAACTGTCAAACTATAATGATCCTTATCATATGAAAGGAACTGTTCATCTGCTGGTAGTGAGATCGTAAAGTCACTAGCACCAGTAACAGTTATATCATCAAAGGTACGTGCAATGATTGCTGATTCGTCAGCAATAGATTTAATAGACTCTTTAGGCATCTCAATCAGCATATCTGCTGTTGCCTTATCATATATCTGTGCTCTCGTTCTAATAAGTGCAGGGAAATCTCCATTACCTACACCAGTGGCAGTACCAGATGCTGTTAAAGCACTAGATACTTCACCCTGGATACTACCACCAGTAGTATCAATAGGGTTTATAGTGTATGTATTTGTACCATCAGGAGTTAAGATATCACCAGGACGTAGGTCGATGGTGAAGTTTGACTTGGTACCAGTAAGTGTACCAGTATTAATATTGAATGATGTACCTGAAATAACTCTTACATCATCAAGTACTAAGTCTCCAGAGAAGATGATTGCGTTAGTATCAGGATCTCTACCTGTTACACCTTTAGCATCAGTAAGCTGGAACTGGAAATGGTTGGTTAATGAACCTACTTCAACACCATCTCTCTCAATTATTTCACTATCACGGAATGTACCATAGACCTGGTACACCATAAAGATATCATTGTTAACAACATCATTAACAACAAATGCTTTTGCTTTTGATGTTCTTCCACGAATGACAGCACCCTGACTCATTGTGGCATTCTGATTCAAATGGAATGCTGTTAATGGTTGAATATCAAATAGATAAGTCTTATAGACACAATCTGCTGCAGTTACATTAGTACCACTATGATATTCAAATGCAGCAGTACGAGCATATCCAACGATCTGTCCTGAAGCATTCAAACCATTAGGTCTTACATCACGAAATTCAAGTACCTGATAGTTAGCAGTAATACTATCACCATTAAGAATAGGATTACCTTTAATATTATTCATCAACATATAGTTACCGAGTTCGAACGGTACTATAGAGTTCTGAAGTGCTTTAGTTTCTCTTGGTTTTTCTAAGTCTAGGTAGCTAGGAGTTAAAGTTTCAACTTCATATCCTCTTACATATGCTTTACCTGGACTTGCTTCTAGTGCATAGTAGGCAGAACTAGATGTGGTACCCTCTTTAGATACTTCACCTGGAAGATATACACCACCATTCAAACCATCATTCTGATGCTCTCTTACACGTACATCAAAATCTCTTACTGTATAATCACCAGACTCATCAAAAGTACGACGTGCTAATTCTTTAGCAAATTCATTATATGCAGTTCTGTCTACGAAACTTTCTATAGTTGCATTATTAATACGCAACAATTCTAAGAAGTTCTTATCAGTATCGTCATCGATTACCTTCTTAGTTAAGGTAGCACGTACCCTAAAACGGTGTCCACCTGGAGCAGAGTAGTTAGATGTACCAGTCGCATTATCATTCAGACTAGGATCATCTTCAGGAGTTACAATAGATTCAAATACTTCTAAACCAATTCTATAAGATGGGTTGTTTGTATACTGATCAAGTATGATTGTTTGTTCTGCAATATCAACGAAATAACCACGAATGAAATAAACACCATTAGCTACTGTAGCAGTAGAACCAACTGCTGTTGCTTCTGTAGGAAGTAACTGTGCAAATGGAGTTCCGATCTCAATTAGTGTACTACCAAACGTTAATTCTGCATCGCAAACTAACTGTTCATTGTTTACGAACGTATTGGTATCACTATCGTCACCACCAGAAGTAATGTACTTAAGATATAGTGTGATATAACCACGATCAGATGTAGTAGCTGATATAGAAGATATAATTTTTGCTTTAATTCCTGTAGTTAGACCAGTTATAATACGTCCATCTAACTGTTCACGATATAATTCAACACTTGTACCTAAGAAATTACCTTGTAGTAGAACTGCTTTAGCATCTAAGTCATAACCAACCTGACCAGGAATGACCATTGCGCCATCCTTGAACATATGAGATCCCATCGACTCCAGCTGATTCTGCAGAAGGGATTGCATCGTAGTAAGTTCCCTAGCTTGGATAGGATATCCAGGTCTATAGAGAACTTTATAGAAGTTACTTTCCTTATTGAAATCATCAAAATAAGGAGATATATTCAGATTGGTATTCTGTGGCATTGTTTTAGAACTCTACTACGATCTTGATGTCTTCAATTTGGTCGCCAGCACGGGAGATTGCTCTCCTATTGTCTATGTAGATGACTTTTCCAGAGTCCTTTTTCACTTCAGGTTTGGCGTAACCAGAGGTGAATGACATACCGAGATCGTACTCAGTGTTATTAATAACACGAGTTGCTTCACCAGGTACCACAGGGAAGTTAATGTCTGGATCAACGGATGTACCAGATCCAGAACCTACAATGGTGTTACCACCAGAGAATTCCACTTTGTTACCTGTAATTTCAGGGAAGATACCATCAACCCTGTTTTGGAAATACTTTAGAACTTTAGTAACACTGTTCCAGGAAACAACTCGACCACGAGCAGTAACCTGTTGTCCACCAACAGTTCTTGTTTGTGTGATAATTTCATCAGTGTTAAATGTACCTGTAAAATCTGGGGAGAATATTACAGCATTTGTAACTGACAATGTAATAGCATCTGCTAATTCCTCAGTACCGTACTTGAATGGATTAAGTGTTAATCCAATACGACGATAATCGTTATCAGTTGGGAAGTCACCTGAACCTTCAGAGTAGGTAAACTTCGTGTTAATCATTACACGAAAACCACCCAGTTCGATTGAAGGGGATGATCCGTGTCCTCCCTTCGGAGCGATGATGACATCGATAGCACCGCCGCTACCAGTACCAGCACCAATACCATTGACTTCATCAATAATTACCTTACCAAAGGAATAATTAGAACCACCAGAGGTTACAGTAGCACTAACAATGCGACCGCCGTCCACAACGATACTAATCCGACCGCCCGTGCCATCTCCCTTGATCGTAATATTTTCGTATGTACCATTGTTGTAACCAGAACCAGATGATTGTATAACCACTGTATCTATCTCACCACCAACGGCATCAGATTGTACAGCAGTGTCAACTAATACAGGCATATAATCGCCTGAGAAGAATTTCAGTACCTGACCAACAGGGATCGTAAACATATACTTCCAACGGTAACCGTCAGCAGTTGTGATAATCGAAGTGGAGGTGCCAGTAGGCTCAACAGTACTAGGTTTACCATTAGGATCAGAAGGACTTGTCCCGTTGTAGATACACTTGTAAACCTGATAAGACGAGTTAACAACATAGAAATCAGCATCATATAGTTTAGTAGCACCAGAAGAAGCAGTCTTACTGGAACTATAATCGTGACGGTACATATCGTACACGTAACCCAAACCACCAGTGGTTTGTTCTGGGGGTATCCAGTCTATACGACGTATGACTTGAATAGAGTCATTAGCTAAGACTCTCTTCATAGAGATCATATCATCATATGAGTCTGAAAATTCTTGGAAAGAATCAATAGGAGTAGGAGGATTGTTCTCATTGTCCCACTCTTGCGGTCTACCAATGAAAACATACAGACGATCACGATTTGCACCAGCAGCTATGTCGCTCTGAGTTTTATCGGGACCTTCCAGCGATTTGATGAATTTTTCTGCGGTGAAAATTCTAAATTGATCGGTAAGTAATGCCATTGCTAGCTTGTGCCTTCTTTTTATTTATACTGGGTTTAATCAGGCTCGTTTCGAACGGATGATGGATACTGAATTCCACTTAGAGTGCCTGACGCTCCAGAGGCTTGTCCATTGATAGATTCATTCTTATTCCAGAGGTAATTACCACCGTTAGCAACAGGGTCTTTACACACTAGTACCTTATTTGATGAGTCCCAAGAGACTACAGTTGCCTGTACACCACTAAGACTACCAAGGACAGTTTCACCAATGCCAAAGTTATATGCATTTGCCATTGTCATAAATGTAAACTCAATAGTTGATAAATGCAATTCACCATCACCTAGAGCACCAGCAACAGAAACTGTTGGGGATCTAGAAGGTAAACTAGCATCACTCATCTGATCACCATTAGCAAACAGAGAAGTATTCTGTCCACCAAGGGTCTCTTCTAATCCATATAAAGATGTTGCAATACCACCATCTAGGTTAATTGCACCTTCAAAATCTGTACCCGTATTAATTAAGTCAGGTATACCATCACCAGCACCAGATAATTCATCATCATCTTCAAATGCCTTATCTTGTATGATCTGTATAGGATCTGTTAACTGGTATATCTTTGAACCAATTTCATCAACTAGAACGTGTGGTTCGATACCAGTAGCACTAGATGCTGCAATACCAGCAGTAAAGTCAATAACCTGTGATGTTACCATTGATGACCCACCATCAATGAACGCTAGTTTATCAACCTCAAATACCAGGTACAATGCTTTCTCAGCAGGTACCCAGTCATATACACGTGCAATCTTATTACTAGAACTCTCAGATGTTCTAATGACACGATCTCCTACATTAAATACGTAAGTTGAAATGCCAGTATTAGGATCATCTGCTAATGCATCAAGAGTTATCTTTTGATCATACCTAAAGTTAACTGCTCTATCACATCCAGTAAATGATGTAGGTGTCTTACCTGTATATCTTATTACTTCTCTTCCAATAAGGATTTTTCCAGATCCAGGAAACGGATCTGTAGTTTCAACATATATTGACTGGTCTGTAATTCCAACATCTGTAAGTAACCCTGTAAGGTTATAGATAGTCGAGTTAAACGCTTGTCTGTTGCGACTCTTTTTGATGAGATCAGTTTTTCTTGTAAATATAACTTGTGGTGCAACAGCATAACCGCCCCCAGGGTCAAGTATGTCGATGCCCGTGATAGCACCCAAATTAACCGTCGCTTGAGCTCTGGCACCACCTCCACCACCTCCATTTAGCAAGATAACAGGTGGAGTTTCAAAGAATTCACCAGCATTAGTTACATTAACCTGTTTGATAATACCAAACTGATCAACATCAGCAACACCAGTAGCACCTTGTCCACCACCTCCAGAAACAATTAAATTTATATCTCCATTTTCATAGTTAGCACCAGCCTGTTCTAATGACAAACCAGTTACCAAACCTGTTACAGGACGTAGTTCAGCACCAGATCCACCACCACCCTTTATCTCAGCAGTAGTTTCACCTGTAAAAAAGTTGTCTCCATTAGACAACATTTGAATATAATTAATCGATCCAGCAGGTGCTAGTACATTTCCCTGTGTATCTATTTGATCTTCTGCCCAAAGGAATGCCTTTGCATTTGCACCATATCCTCCTCCATCATTATTAATATTAATTCTGAATGGATCATATCCTTCTCCAGGATGCAGTACCTTAACAGCAGCAATCTGACCATTAGTAATTATCGGCTCTAAAATAGCCTCAACAAGAGGCGTACCGCAATTTCCTATAGTTAATTTTGGTGGATCTGTGGCAACATATCCTGAACCACCATCTTCTACAAATACGTCCTTTACACCATACGTACTGTTAAAGACTGGTTCGATTACTGCACCTGACCCTGGGACTGTTCTTGTCATCTAGTTATCTAACATCAATTGAACCAGTCATATTAGTGTGCGCTGTGCACTGATAATATAAAGTAGTTGGTGCATCTAGAGGTACCGTGAATGTCTGTAGTGCTTCCTTATCACCACCAACACCTGTAGTGTATTCAGTACCAGATGTACCAGTTGTAGACTGAATTCTTAATGGGTGTGCAGAACCTGCTTGATTGTCAAGGTCATATGTAAATCCTCTGTACATAATCAGAGTAACGTTATTAGTACCACCTGCAGGAAGTCCAGGTCCCTTAACGTTATAGTTATTCATATCAGGAGCAGTAAACCTATACAACGTTGTTGGAGAAGGTTTAAAGATGGTTGAGTTGTTATGTCCTTTAATAATGGATGCACCAGCAGGAGCATTACCAACCTGAGTCTGGAATCCACCACCAACTTCAGAGAAGTTAGTACCATCATTTGCAACATCAAGTGTACCGTTAGTACCAATCTTTAGTCTCTTAGTACCAATCTTGATCTCACCATCAGCAGCAAGTTCAAGGTTTCCACTAGCATCAACTTTAATTGTTCTACCAGCAGCACCGAAACGCAATTCAGCATCAGGTAACGTTAGGTTACCACTTGCATCCATACTAAGTTTATTGGCAGCAGTAGAACCAAACTGTATCTCAGTACCTTGAGCAAGTACTACATTGTCGTTACCATCAAAATCGATAGTCTTATTAGATCCAGTAGCACCAAATCTAATACCACCTGCAGATGGAAGTTCTAATATACCGTCACCATCAATTTCTAAAGACTTACCACCACCGAAATCAAGTTTCTGTCCAATATCAACCTTACCAGTTTCATCCTCACTTACAATTCTACTCTTAGATGTAATGTGAATATCAGCTGCTGTTGAAATTGCTTGTGATTGGTTAGCACCAGCAGCAGTAACAGTAATGAAACCACGTGCACCACCATTCTCAGCAGTAAATGCAGCAAACTCAACTTCTGCTTTAGCACCAAGAGAGTCTTCAACATCTAGCTTAGTACCAGCCTTCATATCAACGAAACGAAGACGGAACTTCTCTTCTTGTGTTGAGTTCTCAGATGCTAGTTTTGAACTTATAGTACGAGTAGCACCAGTGTCTATACTTTGTACAGTATGTACCTGCTTCTTCTTTCTTTGGAATTCTTGTGTGGTCTCATCACTTGAGATAGCAGTATCACCAAGCCATAGAGAAGCATTGACTAAGTATGCATCCCTGAAACGTAGTGTACTAGAACCTAAGTCATAAGTATTGTCACTATTAGGAAGGAAGTTTGTAGAAATAACAACCTCATCACTACCATTGTTGGTAAGATTATTGATAGAAGAACCACCGCCGCCACCGCCTTGTAAGTCATCCCCTGGCTGAAAGCGTGAGTTAGCAGTATTCCACTTAAGTACTTGTCCGTTAGTTATACCTGAAATATCAACGTCTGTTAAATTCGCAGCAGCAAGTTGTCCCTCAGTAAATACTGAACCATTCCATTTAAGGACTTGATTGGTTGAAGGAGATCCTACTGAGATCTGGAGGTTCGTCTGGTCTCCAAGGTAATCATACAACTCATTAATAACATTATTGAGTTTGATAGCACCGTCTCGTAAGGTATCACCAGTTCCATCATTGGCACTTACACCAATGTTTACATTTTGCTTAGCCATAATTGGGGACTATTTCTACAGGAGTATTTATGTCATATCAAAGTTTTCTGAGGTATTGTCAAATCTTACGTTATTTCTTGTAAAATCAGGGTTGTTATTATCCCTTGATACATCAACTGGAGTCATATCAAATGTACCAACGTTACTATCCCATTTTTGGATAGAAGCATAATCAATTCCAGAACCAGAACCTGTAACAGTAAGAATTGCCAAATTAGATGCAAGTGGTGAGTTGTCTGCAGGAGTTGCAGCACCAACTGGACCCGTCAATATGCATCTATAACGATAACCTGTCATATAGGCTACCGCTAAAATAGTTAGTGTACTATTAGTATCACCACTAAGGTTTGACCACGCAAATCCACCATCAGTTGATACTTGCCATTGATATGCAATAGTACCAGCTTCGGGTTGAATTTCTGCGACTACATTAAAGTTTTGTGTATTACCAGCAGCAACTGTTGCATTAACAGGCTGGTAAGTAATAACAAGAGTTGGAGTTTGAGTACCTCCTCCTCCATCGTCACCACCACCTTGTTCAGGAGGGGCTGCATAGCCATCATTATCAGGTTTATCTAATGCTTGCTTCGAAGTAAACCCAACCATAAATGGAAAAATAGGATTACCACTTCCGTCCTCAGTGACGAAATATGCAAACGTACCACTTGGAAACTCAGGTGTCTTACACCATCTACCATTATGTGTATCTAATGCACCAGCATTAGCACCTGTGTACTCCCAATCTTCTACAAAACAACCTGCAGGGTATGTTAGATCATACGCAGGTCTGCTAGGAGCTTCCTCTACTCTTATACTGTATCCACTTACCATCCTCTGTACAGCAGATGTATTGATATTAGGGTCTTGATAACCCCAAGGACCGTAAACTGGATATCCATCAAAACAAAAACCTATAATTTTTGAATGTCCATCAGGATGACGCATATTATCGCCATTGTATTGTGATGTACCATAATAATCATTGTAACCAGATATGATCTGATTATTTTTAAAGCATTCTATAAATCTACTATCATCATAAAAATACTGGTTATTGGTATTAGGTGTACCACCACAGGAGTCTTCTCCTAAGTTTATAGGAGCATTATTACCTGCTGCCACATAGTGAAATCCAGCAGGAGGAGAACCAGCATCACCCCCAGAAGGGTTGAAAATGACTACACCATTAGAAGCAACACCAATGGCACCTATTTGTACCGTAGTTGCTCCTGAAGTATTCTCACCACCACGATATACAAAATCGTGGTTAAACGTATATGCTGCAATAGTATTTGCGTTATTTCCATTAGGAAATGTACCAGCAGATACTGGGGTGGGCATACCATCCCCTGTAACTGTCAGCACTTTTGTCCCTGGATTGTAAGAACCTGTGGCTGCCATATGTTTATTTAGTTGTCATCAAAGATTTGATCAGGTGTGAAGTTATCAACGGTTGATGCACCGACGTTAACTGTGAGGACTGCGGCAGTAGATAGAACTGGAATTGCGCCAGGTGATGTAATACCAACACGATATTCATCTCCACCATCACCCTGTTGAGTAGATGTAATACTGATTGAATCAGTTGTTGCTCCAGCAACGTTGAGCCAGCTATCGGTACCGTATTCCTTCTTCTGCCACTGGTAGGAGAGGGTAGAACCGTTAGAGGAAGTAGCAATTATTACGAATGCAGCACTCTGACCTTGGTTAACTGTTACACTAACAGGTGGGGTACTAATGGTAATAAATTGCTCGTCAGGAGTTGAACCGCCCTCAGGATCTTGCCAGCCTGGATCGTAGATGTCTATACCACCGTTTAGAGCAGCACCTGTAGGTCCGAGGAAACTATCTTCAACAGTTGTTTCTACTTGAACGATTGGTTGTACATAACCTTGACCTGCGTTCTTAACATCAATACGTGCGAGACCAACTAATGCTTTAATCTTAGCTCCGAATCCAGAGGAAGAAATAACATCAACGTTTGGACGTGTACTATAACCATCACCAGATCCAGTAAGAACTGCCTTGGTAACACGACCCTTCTCTATAGTTGCGAGAGCGTCTGCGTTACGTCCCTTAACTGCACCAGAGTATTCGAAGGTAATTAGTGAGTTAGAAGACTCAATTAGAGCAACAGTTCTGTTCTCTTCCTCACCCTCAATTATTAGATCGTCACCAGCTTCAATTGGAGGTACGACTGTAGCAGCGATAACGTCAACGTCAGAACCAATGTAGGAGAATGCAACGAATGTTGAACCTGCACGAGGTACTTCAGAGAAGATTATACGTGAACCAACGATCTCAAAACCGATACCTGGTTCCTGTATAACACCGTTCAACTGACAAATAATGTTGTTCTCAGGTCTAATCGTGTTGGACTGTACACCTTCAGTCAATGTTAGTGAGTAGAATACTCCACCTAACTTCAAGTTGAAGGAGTTACGTAATGAATCAAAGTCGAATCCAATATCATCTAACTGTCTTAACTTACCAACGTATACACCGTGGAAACTAGATCCAGCAGCAGGTGCTTCAGTGAACTGAACGTTATCAGAGAATGCAGTGAAGGAGTAATCAGCGCCAGGTGGCTGCAAGATTCCGTTCACGAAGATCATCATATGACCTGCGGGATCTGGGAAGTATGGGGTACCGTTATTCTCAGTTAACTTGAAGTTCATCTGAGTTCCATCAAATCCTCTGAAGTATCTTCTAACACGACCACGTAAAGTTCTAGCAGCAGAACAAGCACCTTGGAATCCATTGTCACCAATGATTTGTGCGTTCTTCTGGAAGCTTCCCTCACTATCACCTAGGTGTAAGGTTGCCTTAGTACCTAACTGAGTAATCTTCTCGATTCTACCGTATGCTGTGGTAGAAGTAACCTGAGCAGCAGCAATAAGAGTCCAAACACTTGGGAAGTTAGAACCTTCAGGTAACTTACCTAAAGTGTACTGTGAGTTACTTGCGATATCAGAAACAGTAACACCCTCAGGAGCGTTGGTACTATTACATACGAAGAGGTAATTATTGTCCTCATTCTTCTCAGTTATAGTAACTGTCCAGTTAGGAGATAGAACAGCACCACCAGAGAAGACCTGACATACATCACCAACCTCAATACTATCTGTTACACCAGTATCAGTAATGAATGCAGAGTAAGTTAACCTTGTAATATCTCTTGCGTGTACATACTCACCGAAGTTTGGTAGAGAAGCGAACGCTTCAATCTCAATAATCTGATCAGTAACTGAACCGTAGATAACATCGTTAGGAGCAAACTCACCAGTAATTGTATCGATATCGAATGTAACACGACCTCTTTGGTTATCAAGTAGTGCACCATTGTTATTTCTAACGATCAATGCATTTGCCTTAGAACCAGAATCAGCAGAGTAAATCTTATCATTAGCTAAGAACTCACCCTGACGGAAGTTAACTAGGATTCTGCTATGTGTAGAAACTACAGTTGCGGTACCACCAGATGTTACACCTTCTAGTACGTCTGCTGCATTAAATGTACCTACAGGGTTAACAACCTTGATGTAAGTAGCATTATCTGTAGCAAGAACAGATGCAGTATTACCTGTTGCACCTTGTACAACAACTGCTTCACCATTCTCCAACTTAGGAGATGATGAGAAGGTGTTACACTCAATGTAAGTAACAACGTAGTAAATGTCTGCGTGATTATCTGCAATTCTTACAATCTCACCAGTTGCACCAGT